TTCTTCTTGAAATGTAGTGTTAAGTTTTTCAAGAACAGCATCTAAATCTCTAACTAAAGATTGTGCTACATCTTCTTCGTATTCCGCACTTGCTCTAGTCAATGATTGTACTATCTTTGCCATTATGCTGTGTAATAATTTTGCATTCTTGCTTCAATTTCTTTTCTAACATCTTCAGGTTGGTTTTGTAAATATCTTGAAAAAAAATCAATAGTAGTACCATCATCATCAGTAGTAATAGTATCGTCAACTACGTCCATAATACCTCTTCCTTCATCACCACTTCCTCCATCTCTTGATATATAATTTCCTCTTGAATCCGTATAGTAATTAGGGTGTGTATTACCGTAAGCATCAGTAAAACCTCCCATTCTATTTTTCATATATTTTTTAAAACTGTCTAAAGTATTTACATATCCAGCTCTATTTTTACCTTTTAAAACTTTGTCTCTAAAAAAATCTATGCTTGATCTTTGTGATTTGGTAAAAAAAGGTGATAATAAATTACCCCCTATTGTAAAAGGAGTAGGTATTCCAAAAGGACCTTTAAAACTTACGTCAGTATCATACAAATGTTGTAATTGAGACTTACCTACACCAGCAAGATACGCTTCTCTATTTCTGTCAATAGCTTCAGGAGTTACAACTGGTGCTTGTGAATCTTTTAATGTTTGACTTACATCTGGATTTTGATTTAATGAAACATTAAAATTAGGATCATTATTCCTATCGTTATTTCCAGATGGTCCTGGTCCTGATGCTGGTCCTTCACCAATATCTGATTTAGACGCTGTTCCTCTATTACTTCCAACTGAAGAAGAACTATAACTATGGTAAGCTGCATCACCACGATACCCTGGTCTTGAGCCATCTAACGATTTAGTAACTCTTTGACCTTGTGAATATAACATTCTTTTATCTATCATTATCGTCTTCCTCCAGCATGTATATCTAACCTAAAAGTTCCTAATTTCCAACTAGTATCTACTGCAGTGTTAGATATTGTAAGAGCTATAGCTCTTGCTCTAGCTCGTGTATCTACTTTATCTGTTGTACTTGTTACAGTAAAAGGACCTAATGATGAGCTTGATGCTGTGTTATTAGAATAGTTTCTTAAATCTAATTGTATAATAGCACTACCTTGTTGAGATATAAAATCAGGTATAATTCTACTAACTCTCATAATATTTTCACCATCACCTCTAAGATCACCTAAATTAGTTGCAGCGCCTCTTACTACTTTTTGTGTAATATCATAATCACCTGATGTAATATTAGCAGGAATTGCAACAGCTGCTGTTGCAGCTTCTTGTTGATTAACCCCTGTTTCATGTTCAAAATAAATAGTAGTACCATCGGTGTTACCTTTTACATCAAACGATGTATCAACGTCTGCATTATATTTAGTTCCATGTGGTAAACCAAATACAGATGAGTCTTCCCATGTTGTTCTAGGAAATAAACTACTTGCATTTGTAAACCATATAGGACGTTTTGCTGTAGAATCTAGATAACTATACGTAACTGCTCTATTAACATTGTTAGATGTAGCTGTTGGATAGAACCATGTAATCTCACCAAACAAGTTATTAATACCACAATAAACTAATTGATTAGATGTAGTGTTAAGATCATCATAAACATAGTCTTCAACTAAACAGTCCATAGATTCTAGTTTACCGGTAAATCTAAAGAAACCATTATCAGACATCCAGTATGCAGCACCATCAACTTCTACGGCTGCATTCTGTCCTATCAATCCACAGTTAGTACCTACCTGTTCAAAAGCAAATGTAAATGGTTGACCAACGAAACGCATGGTAAATAAAGAAGTGTCAGACCAAATATAAATAGCATTTCTACCAAGCTTCGCTCCAATGATCCGTGATCCGGCAGCCAGTCTTTGTGTACCAGCACTATTTTCAGATGTTACAGCATAATCTGTAATATCTTCTTGAGAAGAGAATCTAATAAACATATCATCTTGAGTAGATTTATCTCCAATAGTTGTTTCTGTTCCAAAAAATACTAAGTGACGATCGGGAGTAGATACTAACATATCACGTGACGCTGTTGGTGCACCAGATATAATAGTTGCACGTGTTGCTGTTGCATTTGTTGCATCACCATCCCATTCAAAACATTCTCCATTATGTATCAACGCTATTAATGTGCTTCCTAAATTATCTAATGCCCATAGACCAGGATCAATTACTTGGTCAGTGTTAGCCGCAGCAGAACCCCAACCAGTCCAACTAGATGAGTTAGTAACTGTAGCACCATTACTGTGTGCTGCTCGAGTTGATCCTCTTGCTGCTCTAGTTATACCTGTTAAATCATTACCTAACACACCTGTGTATGAAATTTCTTCTGTTCCTACTTGAATATAGTTTGTACCTGTAGATGGAAAACCAGTTGTACTTGTTAATGTAATACTTGTTCCTGATCCACCCGTACCATTAGCATCATTTAATAATGCACCGTTTAAAGTATTGGTTAATGAACCTAATAAATTACCACCCCATAATGCAATACCCCAACCAAACGCACCAAGTTGTTCTGGTGGTCCTACGTGATAGTATTGATAATATTTAACACTTCCAGATGTAGTGGCACCCGAACCTGTTTCATTGTTATCCATCGTAATAGTTATTTCATCAGCAGCTGGCACACTTGTTACCATGTATTTTACATCATCAAAATCTGATGCTGAATAATTAGAATTAGTTGCAGTTGAAAAATCACTAAATAATATAATATCTCCTGCTACAAAACTATGTGCAGTTGGAAAAGTTATTGTAACTATGTTTGATCCATTAGTTGTCGTAAAACAATTTGATAAAGTTGTGCCTGATGGATTAACTAAAGGGTGTATATCATAATACACTCCACCAGAATATACGTATAAAATTCTATTAGTTCCTATAGCTGAAAATTTTGTAGATTGTTTATTAACAAAATGATGAAGACCTCTTGCTGCACCTGTTAACTTATCCTGACCTAATTGATTCCAGCCACCTATCTTTTCAGGTGTGCCATATCTAAAACGTACATTCTCACCATCAGTCCATTGAGACTCGGCACCTGTTGATGTAACTTGTTTATTGAAACCCGGTAGGAATCCTAATTTTTGTAGCATATAACCTCATTCTATTACATATTCCTTATTGGTGGAATACCCAATAATGGTCGTTTATCAAATTTATTTTTTTCAGCGAACGGACCATTTCTGTGGTTATAATGTAAAAATACTTGACCACAAACTTGACCTTTAAATGGCTCTCGCCAATGTTCGAGTTCACAGCCACTATATACCAACATATCTCCTACTTCAAGCAAGACTTTAGTACCGTCTGGAGCGTTATCTGCACCTGTACCATCTATGAAGATAGGCCAAGGATCACCTCCTAGATTTATGGTAGTAGATATCTCACAGCTCGGCCTGTCTTTATGTCTTTTTAATTCATCTCCATGCTTATATAGTCTAGCATATGAATAAGTTGGAATTAAATCTAAGCCTGTTTCTTGTTGCATTATTGGTAATACTTTCACTAACAAAGTCTCCATCACAGGATCGGCATAATGAGAGTAAGTGTTTGGAATCTGCTCATCTGTCCATGTGCCTAACATACCAGTGTCATATGTTATATTATTATCATACATAAATTTAACTGCATCACGTTTAAGAAGAAAATAATTAAAGATAAAATTAGCTAACTCGTAGTTAATTGTTTTTTTAATTACTTGATATTTATTGAAAGCCATCTTGTATAAAATTAAAACTTACTGATATTCTTATATCATTTGATTTGTTGGGTTCAACACAATGCCATAACCAAGAAGGAAACATAATTATTCTACCTTGTTTTGCATCTAAATGAACCTCTCTCCACAAATGTCTTGGTGGTTGTCCTTTTTTTCTTAAAGGCATTGTAGTTTGTATTCCAGGTCTAGGGTCGTTAAAAACTATCTTACCACAATTAGGGTTAGTTTTTACATAGTAAACACCACTATATAAACTATTAGGATGTATATGAGGTCTGTTATATCCACCAGGATAGTTTATATTGGCCCACATATTACCAAGTTTT